TTAGGTTCTTTATTCGCGCGACTCAAAGTTGCATTTTTATTATTGATATGATTTCGAGCATTATTCGTATTCAAAAAGTTAGAAAGTTTTTGTTTTCTATTTACCTTAATTTGATTAGATAATTTAGTAATCATGTTCTTTGCAACATTCGTATTCGTTTGTTGGTTTATTATATTTTTAACATTTTGACTTTTCTTATTCAAAAATGGATCGTTTGCTACGAATTTTTCGAGTGTCTTGATTTGTTCTTGACGCGCTTGTTTACGTTCCTTCTCTAATTGTTTTTTGCTTGCCACTTCCTTAGCGTTATATATTTCTTTCAACTTTTTATTCGCGTTATTAACGGTTGCGTAAATAAGTTTTCCTTCTCCTCCAAAAAACGCACTATGACGTTTACCTGATTCAAAGCTAGATATAACAGTATTCATGTTTTTGTTTATTGCGCCACTTCCCCACTTTTGTCTCAAATTCGCCGCACCAGCTTGTCTTTTTGCCTTATTTTCTGCATTTTTTCTTTCTTTTTCTTGTTGTTCTTGTAATTTTTTATTGTTTTTATTATTCGTGTTAACATTTGGTACGACTACCGGTGCGTTTGGTTTATTTGGTACGTTTGGTTTATTTGGTACAACGTTTTGTTGTGGTTGGTTTTTAATGTTATTTTTTATAGGAGTTGGATTCTCATTGACTGAATTGTTATTGCTATTTATCGGTGATATAATTTCACCGTGTACTCGAACTTTCGCTAATTCTTCTAATTTTTTCTTCTTGTTCTCGTTGTTTACATTTGAAGAATTAAGTATATTTTTAACATTTTTACGATTTAAATTTAAATTTAAAGTATTTTTTGCATAAAACGCTAATTTTTGTTTATTTGGTACAACGTTTGGTTTGTTATTTGATACCGCATTAAATTTATTATTGAGTCTTTGTACCACGTTATTTTTTTTACTATTAGCCGCCGTTATCTTTGATCCTATGGATACGGATGAATTACCCCCAGTACTTGTTGAATTACCCCCCGTTGTTTTAGTAGTAACTACAGTTATTGGAGTATTTGTTCTGACTGTTGTTGAATTACCCCCCGTTGTTTTCTTAGTAACTGTAGTTTTTGGAGTATTTGTTCCGACTGTTGGTGAATTACCCCCGGTTGTTGTTGAATTACCTCCAGTTGTTGGTGAATTTCCCCCAATTGTTTTAGTAGTAGAAACTGGAGTTTTTGGTTCTCTCAACTGTTTTTGGAATTCGCTAAGAGTTGGCTTTTTGGATGTAAAAACTGGTTTTCTGGCCTCTTTTACCATTTGTGGGTATGCTTCCCTTTGAAAATTTTCCCACCAATCATCTTGTTGTTGCTTTGACATGTTCATCGCACCTCTCTTAAATAACATGTTTAAGGCTGGTCCTTTTCCTTTTTGTACTAACAACCGCATATTTGCATTTCTTTTTATTTGCTTGTTCTTATTGGTTAAGTTTGGTTCTCCAAACAACAATCGCGTATATGGATGAATTTTTTTAGCCTTATTCACTTTGTTTAAGGATTCCATGGCCGAATATGGGGATATTTTGTTTGGTTTTAAAAACCCTCCCCTTGCCTTTCTGAATTTGTTATTACTGGTAGTAGTTGTATTCTTGTTAGTATTGTTATTTCTATTATTAGAAACATTTCTAACATTATTAACTGGTTTAGAAAGTTGGGCTTCTTTATTTTTATTTAAATTAATGTTATTTCTAGTACCATTATTACCGTTGTTTCTACCATTATTATTATTTGTTCGTATAGCGTTATTTGGTGTATTGCCTATGTTATTTATATTTGTCATTGAAATAGCATTATTCATAGCATTATTGTTATACGCTTTTACGTCGTTATTAACGGTAGGTGACGATAAAACTCTTTTCTGAACAGTTCTAAGTTTTATTGGTTCGTGTATATTCATAGAATGAAGACGACGACCTATTATAGCAATTAATTGTGCTTTTGTGAGTTGTTTATCCGCATGACGCGCAACACCTACTTTCTTTGCTATGCGTCTTATACTCGTGACCTTTGTTCCGGGATTAAAGAGTTTTTCAAAATCTGACCGAGTTAATGGCGATTTTCTATCAATTAAGTACGAACTATCTTTACTTAAAACGAGTGGTGGTAATGGTAATTTACCATCCTGAATACTCGAATATACGTCGCATATTTGACTTCGTGTCAAACTAAAATCTCCACCTGTATTTTTTTTAATAAGTGTCTTGAGATCTTTGATATCTATTCCTGGATCGCACGCGTCCATATTGTTATAAACCAACAAAAAAGTTTATAACAATAATTAATTATGTTCGTGTTCCATACCTTTTAAGTATAATTTCATTTTTTCTTCGTAAGACATGTTAAAGTTGAAAACTTCGGCCTGGCCTATATCTATATCAACAACTTTACTGTTTTTGAGTACATTTTCTTGTCTATTATTTAATGTTGATGAAATTAAAGCTTCTGCAAATTGTTTTGGATTCCTTATATCTTCTATAAACTCTTCTTCCATTTTCATACGTATACAAAGTACTTTATTTCCTTTTTTATCTATAAATGGTAAAGAAGGTAATGTTTCCCGTGTACCTCCATCTATGTATATTAAACCTTCGTGTCTATATGATGAGAATATGAATGGTATAGCTATACTCATACACAACGCATCTATAACTTTCATATCTGGGTGTGTATCCCTCGAAAAATATACTGTTTTCGACGTGTTTACACAAAACGACGAAATGTATATTTTTTTATCTATTTCTGAGAAAGTTGGGTCTGATTCAAAAATATCTACGAATTTTTCGCGTATAGGTTTAAGGTCAACTAAACCATATTTATGCATAAAACACTTTAAATTTAATTTAACTAACTTGTTTCCTTCGAGTTCTGCTAATTTGTATAATATTTCGTCTATACTAAACCCTAAAGCTAAAAAAAGAACTAATATAGCACCTGCTGATGCACCCGAATACTCTTTAATGTTAGATAATGATGATTCTATGGTTTTAAGGTATCCTAACATGGAAAAACCTCCCATTGCACCTGGGCCAATTACTAGATATTCCATATCTTCATTGTTACTTAATAGTATTGAGGAAATTGCTTTCTCAAAAGAGCGAAGGCGAGTGCGAAAACCACGGCGTGGACTACTGCGGATTGAACACTCGTTTGACCAGACATGAAAAGACCTTTTGAGCCTGGTGGGATGCTCAGAAGTATACCTGGACTGAGTATAATGAAGAGTGTTGTCGTTACGATCAAATCTGCTTGCGTAAGAACAAGTCCCAATGCTTTTGCAATGAGAGAAAATGCGAGAAAGAATACGAGTGCGTGAAAAAGAACGGCAGTTCTTCCGGTAAGACCGTCTCTGAAAGCGATCTTCGAACCATTTGTTCTGAGAAGAATGCCTGGACTGAGAGCTAAAAAAAGCGAAGCTGGTAACGCAACTTTTTGTGATGTAATATCTGGTATCATTATTGTATATATATTGATTACATAATTTATCTAAATTGAATTATTAAAGCAAAACTCAACGAAATCATCGTAATTTGCAAATTTTAAAATAAGATGTGACATGGCCGCATCATATAGATACTGTTGTAGTATCCCCCACATATAACGGAGTTCTTCCTGGTGTTGTAATTCCCAGTCGCATATATGAAGAGGTTCGTTTTGATGAATTTCGTCTTCTATGTCGCTATTTTCGGCTTCATTACCGTTCAAAGCTTCGTAAACATATTGATTCCAAACCATTATTAGTTAATCTTTTTTCTTATCTTTTATTCCCGTGAGAGAGAGTGAAGTCGACTCCTTTGTTGGTAAGTTATCGAGTATAATCTTTAATACACTTTCGGCCTGTTCTTCGTTTCCGTTGAAATAAGCTGTAAGACCTTCTTTGACTGAGGCTTTCGTTAAGCCCTGTTTTCTAGAACTTCTTCTTACTGAAATTTTTCCTTTTTTAAGATTAATAGCATCTAGACCATTATCAGTCATAAGTTTTTTAACTTGTAATTTAAGTGCCTTTTCGGCCTGGACTAAGACCTTTATATCTTCCCTGGCTTCTGTAATTTGCTTGTTGAGTTCAACCAATTTAGAGACGCTGTTAGAAAGTTCTTCTGATGGAGCTTGGGACATGTTTTTATATATAATTACCTGTATTCTTTAAATAATAATTTAACACAATGGGCGACGCATGGTATCTGGAGCTATGGTGGAGTTGTTCCACACGAATGGTTCTTTCGCGTTTGGTGGATCGGCTCTAACTTGTCTATTACCGTTTCTCAAAGCACCGCCAACGGTTTCTGGGAAACCGATTTGGGCACGTGGTTCGAGGAAGTTTTGTCCTTCGAGTATGTCCTCTGGTGCAAATTCACCAAAATCTTCCTGGGACGCGACTTCACGTGGGAGCAAAGACGAAGCGAGACCTGTACCCGCCTTCATTTCGCAGCTAGTGGCTTCGCCTTCCCCGGATGGTCCTGCGGCTGGGCCTACCGATGGCGCGTACAAGCGCTCTTCAATAGAGTATGTGGATTTGTTGATGAACATAAGGTAGATGACTGTCGCGATCGCGAGTGCAATGAGGACTTGTCTTGGTGTAACTTTTCCCATCTTCATAATGTCTTTTATATATAATAAATACTTTTTTTTATTTTGACTCTTCGTCCTCAAACATACATTCTTCTGGATATGCATCGACTGAGGGTACCTCAACTTCGGGTGTTTTTTCTTCGTGTATCTTCACCTGAACAATATTCCATGTTGGGCCAAAATGTGATCTTGCAAACCAAAGTCCTGCGAATTCAATAAAAACAGAACACTTTGTACCTGGAGCAATTGTTTCAAAATCAACTAATTCCCTGTTAGCTGCAAAGATTCTTGTTGCTTCGATTTTTTCTGCTGTAATCGAATCATCAACAATATACGCTTTATCAATAGCCTTTTCTGAAACTTTTTTACCGAACCATTCTTCTGAGTTTTCTAACGCAGATTTGATATTTGTAGAGTGTACGTTTTCGATCTTCGCCTGATTATCTTCGCCTGTAATTTCTATAGAAACTTCCCCTGTTGAATAATCAACGTCTAAAACGCTAACGTCGTTCAATTGGATGAAACATCTTTTTTTATCTTCTGTAAGTGCTTTTACATGACGCATGCCATCGTCTGCCTTTGTTGGTGTATCGTAAATCATAGTGTATATTAGATTGGTTTCATTTCTTTAAACCAATAAATGGTATCATAGCTGATTTTTCAAGTAGTGGTTTAGGAACCCATGCATCTCTTTTTGGTTTGAAACCGTATAGGGTTTCTTCCATACTAATATTACGTATGTTAGAAGGTAAAGGTTTTGGTTTAATTGGTCTGAAATTCATTTCGTTTCGTATATAACTTTGGTTTGGATTTGGTTTCCATGTCATTTTTTCCATGTTAAATATATGATTAGATTGGGTTCTTATATAGTTCGGTGGTGTTTTCATTGTTGGTTGTGATGATTTTAAACCGTAAACTATGTCCTTGCTTAGTTTTGGTTTAGATGGTGTTGTTGTTGATAACGTATATTTTCTAGGATTGACTTTTGTTGCTTTTTTTATTAAATGAGGACCGACTTTTTTATATGAACGGAACGTGTGTACGGGTTTGCCTATTCTTAAACCGACCTTTTTGGCGATAGTATCCATTGTATCTGTACCTAAAATCTTCTTTTTGGTTATTTCTCTGGCTAATGCAATCATGCGTTTACGGTCCTTATCTCTTTTTGTTGGTCTTAGACCCATCTTCTGCATCATGTATATATCCTCTATGAGGTAGTCTTTTGATGGTACAGTTAAGTATTTATATTTTCTTTTATATGCGGTATTTTTATTGTTATGTGCGTATATTATATTGGCTCCGTTAAAATTCTTTTTAGCGACATTATACCCGATTTGTTTTGGGCGCATAAATGCAATGTCTAGTATACCACCAAAATTGATGTCTTCCAATTTACCTGATTTTATATCAAACATTCTAAATTTCATATCTAAAGTGAATAATTCAACATCTATGAGTACATTTGATCCGTTTTTAACGTTTTTGCGTTTTGGTATTAATGAATATCTTCGAGTGACGTGATACCCTTTAGATTTCGAACCAGAAGCGGATGTTAACCCTATATATTTTGATATTGTCCATGCCCAATTGGTTCTATACGCGTTTGTACTATTATTGTAATTGTATTTATTTACGTCAAAGTATTGATCTGTTTCCAATAAAACTTTATTGATAAGTTTGTAATTATCACGACCAGCTATTTGACCGAGTTTATTCCAGAGTAAAAGTTTTATGGCTTGTAATTTACCAAAGTATTTACCATCTGGTTTCATTTTTGGTACAAATTTGGTATCGATATCAGTTGTAATGATTCTATCTTCTGGTTTTAAGTAAAAGTTGACGGCTTCGCCTCCACTAATGATTAAATCACCCATAGGTTTCAAGAATTTTGAAAGTTCGTCTATTATGTCGTGCATCATGGGCCGAATTGATTCGGTAATGAGTACTTTAGAAGCTTCTTCAAATGTTTCTTTTGGGTAGAGTCTCTGTACACGGTTTCTAAACCTTTTTATATTTTCGCGACTATATTCAGATATATATTTGAATAAAAGTTTATCTCCAAAACATACTTTCTTTTTCACCCAATTCTCTATAGTAACATCTGTGAAATCACTAAATAAAAAGTGGTAATTTTTGGGTAATTTCTTTACCGTCTTAGCTGGTAAAGGCTGACCGGTCTTGATTTTTAATCTAGACTTTGGATTTGTTACCATTATTATATTGTGTATATAATAATATGGATTGTGAAAGTCCAGAACATAAATGTGATCAAATCTTTGGTGAATGTCGATGTTATGCTGATCAAGGTACTTATTATTATCTAGAGGATCAAGTGTGTGGTATTCGTAAAAATGGGTACATTATTCCCTGTAAAGCTGGGTGTTGTTCGGGTGGATGTCCTGGACAGTGTAAAGGTGTAAAACCAAGACAACCTTATGCCTTTGGGTATTTGTATCCTTATAAGGTTGATAAAATTTTTATTTTTTCAATATCTTTAGCTATACTATTGGTAATACTTAGTACATATGTATTACACAGGAAACGAACTTAAAGATATAGGTATCGTATACTATATAAAACATGACCTGCAACGACGAACACTGCGAACAAATTTTGAGTGAACTTTCCTCTCTTAAATCTGATATCAAATCTCTTTCTAAGATTGTTAGAAAGATCAAAGCGAAAGTCGATGATCCGACCGGTGAAAAGGCGGCATCGCGTGCAAAAAATAATGGTTTTAACAGAAAGCAAGCTATCTCTGATAAATTGAGAGCATTTCTTGAATTACCGGATGGTGAACTCGTGTCTAGAAGTACTGTGACTCGTGCTATTAATAAATATGTTACTGACAACGGTCTTAAACATCCAGATAATGGTCGTATTCTTGTCTTAGACGATAAGTTGAAAAAGCTTCTTCAACCACCGGATGATGTTGAAGTCACTTTTTTGAATTTACAAAAATTTTTGAGTCCACATTATACTCGTGTTGAACAAGAAAAATAAATACCTAAGTTATATAAACTTACTTAAAAAAATATATCTTATTAATATAAATCAACGATGATAATCGATAGAGTATCTATCGAGAACCTTGTTGGTACAAAAATATCCAAGATAGATTTGTACCAAAAAGCATTTACACATAAATCTGCGTTAAAAGAAAATGAAAAATTAGATGGTTCCTTTGAAACTTTAGAGTTTATAGGTGATTCTGTTTTGGGTTTTGTTATTACAAAATTTTTATTCGACAGGTACGAAAATAGACAGGAAGGGTTTCTTACAAAGGCTCGAACTAAACTTGTTAGAGGTGAAACTCTTGCAAATATAGCAACTAAGCTTGGTTTATATAAATGGGTTCAGATGGATGAGAAAGGTATGCGTAATGAATGGAATAAAAATCCAAAAATTCTGGAAGATGTATTTGAATCACTTGTAGGTGCTATATATATGGATCTTGGATTACTTCACGCTAAACAGTTTATTCTTAACATTTACAATAACCCTGGGTACGTTGATATGAATTGTATTATGATTGATGATAATTACAAGGATCACCTCATGCGTTATTGTCAAACAAATAATCTCAATTTACCTGAATATAAAGTTGTAAATCACGAAAACGGTGTATTTATAATTGACGTATTTGTTGATAACGTATTTTTGGGTCGTGGGTGCGCAAAAAATAAAAAACAAGCTGAACAGTTTGCAGCTAAGTATTTCTTTTATCCACCTCAACTCATGTATAACACTACTTAAACAATAGGGACACTTAATTACTTATAATGTGTAAATTTTTGAAACCTTGTTTATATATCGCGGGTGGTATAGTTGGTATTATTACTAGTATAAAATTAATTATATGGTGGGATAGAAGTGGTGATTCGCCGCCAGTGAGTCCTACTTATGATAAAGTAAAAGATGATGAATCTGATATAAATTCTTCTTCATCAGAAGAGATTGTAATTGTTGAAGGGGATTTGTCGTCTCGAAGTGGTCATACAATAAAATCAACGTTCGAACGTAAAGTTATGAAATTGTCGCATATGAAAAAACAGGATCTTATTGATGAATGTATGCGTAGAAATATTGCGTGTGTTGGTACTGTACGTGTTTTGCGTGAAAGATTACGTATTGCGCGCGAAGAGGAACAGGCTTAAAAGTTATAAAAGTAATCAAATTAATATGCATCCAAATGTACAAAAATGGTTGGATTTTGAATATGCGCCACAGAAGTCGCAAGAATGGTTAGATCTTAGAATGGGTATGCTTACAGCAAGTGATGCAGCATCTGCTATAGGTGTAAATAAATATGAAACGCCCGACCAACTTTTATTAAGAAAGTGTGGGAAGGGTCCGGTTTTTACAGGTAATGAAGCAACTAGACACGGTGAAAAATACGAAGACGAGGCGCGTATAATTTATGAACAAAGACACAATGAAGTTGTTCATGAATTAGGTTTATGTCCTCACCCTAAATATTCCTTTTTAGGTGGGAGTCCGGATGGTGTGAGTGAATCTGGTAAGTTAGTCGAAATTAAGTGTCCCATGATGCGGGAAATAAAACCAGAAGTTCCGGAACATTACATGCCTCAACTTCAGTTATGTATGGATATTTTAGATTTGGAGGAGGCTGATTTTATCCAGTATAAACCTGCAGAATTTAATTGGCCGAAACCAGAAGAGTTTGTTGTCGTTAACGTAAAGCGTGATAGAGCTTGGTTTGAAAAATATTTACCCGTTATGGATGCTTTTTGGCAGAGGGTTGT